GCGGGCGTTCTGCCGACGGCCGATAGCGCCGATCCTGCCGCCCAGGGAGCACCCGCGCAATGATCTTCGACAAGATCACCATCCTGCGCCAGCTGTCGCCCAACCGGCGCGCCGCTCAGCGGCTGGCGACGCGCTGGGCGGCGGCGGCCGAGCGCGAGCCGGCGCTGGCGCAGGACGTGATCCGCATGGGCGGCATCCTGGCACAGCGCGCCAAGACCTTTGAGGATGGCGTCGAGGTGCAACTGCCGATCGACCCGATCCGGCTGGCGGTAGAACGCGGCCGGGCCGAACTGGCGCAGGAACTGCTGGCGCTGATGAGTATCAACCCTTTGGAACTGCAACAAATCGTGGAGACGAACAATGACATTGACTGAATTCTGGAAGCTGCCCCGCCCGTTCTGGCAAGGCGCGGGCGAAGGCGCAGGCGGCGGCGCGGGCGGTGCTGGCGCCGGTGGTGAAGGCGCCGGTGGTGAAGGCGCTGGTGGTGAAGGCGGCGGTGGCGCGGGTGCTGGTGGCGGCGAGGGTGCAGGCGGTGGTGCCGGTGGCGGCGAAGGCGAAGGCGGCGGCGAAGGCGCCGGCGAAGGTGCAGGCGGTGGCAAGCCCTGGTGGGAGGCCGACACGATCCTGAATGATGAGCGCGACTGGCTGGCCAAGAAGGGCATGACCACCGAGGACAAGGACGAGCTGCTGCTGAAGGCGTTTAGGGGCTGGCGCGCCAGCGAGCAGAAGCTGGGCAAACCGGCCGACAGCCTGATTGCCAAGCCGGGCGAGGGCGAAGACGTCAAGGACTGGGTCAAGGCCAACCGCGAGCTGTTCGGCCTGCCGGAGAAGGCCGACGGCTACGAGATCAAGCGCCCGGAACTGCCCAAGGGCGTCGAATACGACGAGGCGCTGGAAGCGCAGGTGCGCGAAATCGCCTTCGAGGAAGGGGTGCCGCCGGGCGCGGTGCAGCGCCTGGTCGAGGCCTATGCCAAGCACGTGGGCGGCACCGTGCAGGGCGTTCAGGACGAGTTGAACCAGGCCACCGAAGCGATGATGGAGGATCTGCGCAAGGACTGGGGCGACGAGTTGCCGGCCAAGCTGCAGATCGCGCGCCAGGGCATGAGCGCGATCGCCGAGGCCGCCGGGCTGGACAACGCCGCCTTGCAGAACCTGACCGCGGCGCTGAAAGAGGCAACCGGCGACGCCGCGATCATCCGCATGGGCGCGGCGATCGGCGAGATGCTGGGCGAGGACGGCATCAAGGGGCTGGGCAAGGGCGGCACCGCGCTTGGCACCACCCCGGCGGAGGCGCGTCAGCAGCTGGCGCGGCTGCGCGGCCCCGACGGCGATTACGGCAAGGCCATGGCCGCCGGCGACGTGGCGGCGATGAACCGGCTGCGCCCGGAGATCGAGCGGCTGACCAAGATCGCCTCCGCCGCCGGATGAGCCGCGCGCGCCCCGTCGGCATCTTCGGGCGGGGCGATTGACACAACCCGCGCCGTCTGGCAACATCCCCGGTGCGGGCACCCCATGTGCCCGCCGGGATTGACAGCCCGACCCAACCACTAGGCGCAACCGAGGCCGCCCGTAACGCGGCCTTTTCCATGGTCAGGCGCAGTGGGAGACCGAAAGGTCTGCCGTTCCTAGTGGCGGTCTGTCAACCCGCTGTTGCCTGGCCACCCTGTTGACAGGGGGTGGGTGGGATCATTCAACCACTAGGAGGATGCCAGATGAGCACCGAAATACTCCCATTCGATTTCGAGGAACAGGCCGTGCGCGTGGTGATGCGCGAGGACGAGCCGTGGTTCGTGGCGGCGGATGTCTGCCGCGTTTTGGAGATTGGAAACTCGCGAGATGCAGTTTCCCGGCTCGATGATGACGAGCGTGAGGTTGTGAACCTGAATACCGTCGGTAAAACCGACACTATTCGCGGGAACCCGAACGCCACCATCATTTCCGAAAGCGGTCTTTACGCGCTGGTGCTGACCAGCCGCAAGGAACAGGCGCGCCGGTTCCGCAAGTGGGTCACGGCCGAGGTTCTGCCGGCGATCCGCAAGCAGGGGCGCTATGAACACCGGCTGCCGGCGGGCGCGGCCACGGGCGGCGAGATCGCCGGGCTGCCGCTGCGCGAGGCGGAAATCTGGCTGCAGCTGGTGCGCGAGGCGCGGCTGACGCGCGGGCGCCGGGCGGCGGTGTCGATCTGGACGCGCAGCCCGCTGCCGCAGATCGGCCCCGACAATGCGCCGGCGAGCGCGGCCGAGGGGCGCGAATGCCTGGCCCATGTTCTGGACGTGGCCGGCGCGGCGATCGCGGCGCGCGACGTGCGGGCGCTGAACGGCTGGGGGCTGCGCCTGGTCGAGGACGGCCTGTTCGTGGCCAACCCGGCGCATCCGGCGGTGGCGTCGCTGTTTGCAGGCACACGCTGGGCCGGCGGCGGCTGGCGCGCGGCGCTGCTGGCGCTGGGCGGGGCGATGATCAGCAACCAGGTGCTGTCGATCGGCGGCGAGGCGACGCGCGGCGTCGTGGTGCCCGGCGCGCTGGTCGAAGCGCGGGAGGTGGCCGATGCCTGATCGTGAGCGTGAAGATCTGGAACAGGCCGGTTTCGAGATCGGCGAGGAAATCACCGAGGCGCTGCATTATGCCGAAGGCTGCGAGGCGGCGTTGCACAACATGCTGGCGCAAAAGCTGGCGCGCGAGCCGGACCGCGGCCAGCAGGCGCTGGCGTTGCTGGCCGCGATCGGCGGGTTCCGGCTGCGCGCGAAGGGCCATGCGGACGTGCTGACACGCATGTGTTCGGGCTGATCCGGCCCCCACATCTGCCCCGGTTCCATCGGTGCCGGGGCATATTTTGATTTTTTGGCTTGACAAGCGCGAGTCGGTTCTGGATTTTCTGCGCAACGGGTATCGGTGCATTGTGCCGTCCGTTTGACCGCGGGAACAGACTGCCGAACATGGCGCGTGATGCCCCAGGGCGGGTCCGGTTTCGAGCCGGGCATCCCTTCCGAAAAACCTCAATTGCAACTGTTTTTCGTGGAGGGGCCCAATGTCCTTTGATCAATTGGTGGAACAGCATCATCGCATGATGTTTCGCGACGAATTCATGCTGGCGACCCAGTATCGCGGCTCGAAGCTGCGCAAATATGTGACCGAACAACCGGCGACCGGCGAAGGTGCCGTTGCCGCCAACATCATCGGCGAGGTGAACTATCGCCGGGGCACCGGCCGGCGCCGATCGAATATCGAAAACGTGCCGAACCGCACCCGGCGCTGGCTGATCTATCGCGACCCGATCGAAACTGGCCAGTATCTCGATAGCGAGGACAAGTTCCGCCAGTCGTCCGACGCCAGTTCGCGGCTGATGAATGCCCATGTCATGGCCATCCGGCGCGGCATCGATGACACCATCCTGGGGCTTGATGGGAACGGCGCGCTGGCCGATGGCGGGATCCTGGGCGCGGTCAGCGAAGGCAAGCGGCCCGGCAATGCCGGCACCGCGCTGCCGGCGACCTACAAGACCGTGCACAACAACCAGGGTCTGACCATCGCCAAGCTGCGCGCCGCGCGCAAGCAGCTGGGGCTGGACGAAAACGACCTGGAGTTCAACACTCCGGTGATGGCGATCACCACCAACCAGCACGACGACCTGCTGGGGATCGTCGAGAGCGCCAGCGCCAGCCTGAACATGCTGGAACAGCCGGCGGTCGTTGAGGGCAAGGTCAAGCGACTGATGGGGTTCGAGTTCGTCGAGGTGAACCGCCTGCCCAAGGTGTCAAACATCCGGTCCTGCCCGGTCTGGATCAAGGACAAGGTCGTGCTGGGCGTCTGGCAGGACATCAAGCCCGACATGTGGAACGACACGCATGCGCGCAACACCCCCTACATCCACGTGGATGCCTACATGGATGCGACCCGCACCGAGGATCTGGGCGTGCACGTGATCGAGGCGCAGGAAGCCTGATTGTAGCAACCCGCGGCGGCTGATCCCGCCGCGGGTAAAATCAAAGCGAAAAGGAGGGCAAGATGCCCGTTGTCAATCTCAATTCCGACATCTACCGCGACGAGCTGGCCGGCGGCCAGGTCATCGACGCGGCCCGGGCCAAGGCCCGGCTTTACACCATCACCGGCACGGTTTCGAACGGCGCGGCCGACAGCCAGGGCTCCACCTACAAGCTGTGCGAGTTGCCGTCCAACTGCCTGGTCGATGAAAGCACGGCGTTTGACGTGCAAAACGACGGTTATGCCCAGATCGAGATCGGGACGCTCACCGACGCGACGGCGCTGGTCAACGTCGCCAAGGCCGCCGGCAACACCGTCAGCCCGAAGGTGTTCGGCGATGCCAATCACGGCAAGGCGCTGTGGGAAATTCTGGGGCTCGCCGCCGATCCCGGTGGTTTCATCACGCTTTACAAGCACGGCGCGGCGGCTGGCGCTGCCGGTGCCGGATCGATGCCGTTCCGGATCAGCTTTCTGGCCTGAGCCGGCCGACGACAACCATGCCGGGCGCGCATCCGTGCCCGGCGTGACATCCCTGATAGCGGGCGAAACGCATGGCCAACCCAATTGCCAACAACGGAATTGTCGCAATGGCCTTTCGGCTGTTGGAGCAGCGCCCGATTTCTTCCCTTTCCGACACCAGCCCCAAGGCGCAGGCCGCCGCCGATGCCTGGCCGCGCGCGCTGAGGGTTTGCCTGGAACGCGCCGATTGGGGGTTTGCCAGGGTCATCGCCGATTTGCCCGAGGTGAACAGTGCGACGCCGGGATACCTGGTCGATGTCGATCTTTCCCATGGTTACAGCCTGCCGTCCGATCTGGTGAGGATCCGCAAGGTGGGCGATGGAAATATCTGCTGGCGCGCCGACAAGGACTATTTGCACGCCGATCAGGCCGGACCGCTGCGCATCATCTACACCGCCGAGGTCAGCGATCCGGCGCGCCTTCCGCAGAGTTTCCAGGTGGCCGTTGCCTACAAGCTGGCCACCTTGATGCCGGAACTGCAAACCAGCCGGTCAAAACGCCAGGCGTTGATTGCCGATGCGGCTGATGCGATGGCGGATGCCCTGGAGGCAGACCGCATCGATGCCTCGCCGGGGCGTTATGACGACCGGCCCGAGCCGGGCGATTGGGCATCGGAGGCGATCCTGTGAGCCGGGTTTCCAGCGCGCAATATGCCTTTTCGTCGGGCGAGGTGTCGCCGCTCCTGTACGGGCGGCCGGATTTTCAGCGCTTTCAGACCGGGTTGCGCCGCTGCGCGGGCTTTCTGCCAATGCGCCAGGGGGGATTTACGCGCGCGCCAGGAACGCTTTTCCGGGGCGCGACCGACGGCAACAATGCCGGCCGGCTGATCGCCTTCGAGTTTGCGGTGAACGATGCGCTGCAACTGGAATTCACCCCGTTCAAGATGCGGGTCTGGCGCTATGGCCAGCTGGTCGATGACAGTGCAAGCCCTGGGACGCCCTACGAGCTGGCAACCCCGTACGACGCCGCGGCCATTGCGCGTCTGGCCTGGGTGCAGTCGGCCGATGTGATCTACCTTGTGGATGGTCAGTTGCCGATGCAGAAACTGTCGCGCCTGGCACTGGACAACTGGACGATTGCCGACCACCAGATCGACGACGGCCCGTTCATGGCGGCCAATACCAATACGGCCAGGACCATCACGCCAAGCGGCGAGACCGGCGCGATCACCATCCAGGCGATCGCCGCGATGTTCACGGCAAACATGGTGGGTGCGCTGATCCAGATGAAGCCGGTCAGCTACCCCGGCATTCCGATCTGGACGGCAAACGAGGCGCTGAGCGTCGGCGCGCAGCGCCGCTACGACGGCAACATCTACCAGCTGGCGGCCGGCTCGAACTCCAAGAGCGTGCCGCCGCAGCACACCGAAGGCCAGGAAGAGGTTGCCGCCGGGGTCAAGTGGGATTTCATTTCCGACGGCGTTGGCGTCGCGCGCATCACCGCCTTCACCAATGCCAACACGGTCGATGCAACGGTTCTCAAGCGCATTCCATCGCCTTGCGTTGCGAATTCGACATACCGCTGGGCGCTTGGGGCCTGGAGTAATGAGAACGGCCACCCCAAGGCCATCGCAATACATGACCAGCGCCTGGTTGCCGCTGGCACAACGGCCGAGCCGCGCACGATGTGGTTTTCCGAAATCGGCAATTACGCGGGTTTCCAGCCCGGCGTGAATGCTGCCGACAGTTTTGCCTACGCGATCGACGGATCGCAAAGCCTGAACGCCATCCAGTGGCTGGCGGCGGGCAGTAGAGGCCTGCATGCCGGCGCCCTGGGCGATGTGTTTTCGTCACGCTCCGACACGCGCGAACAGGCTATCGGACCCACCACTTTCATGATGAAGCGCGACGCCAGCCTGGGCGTCAGCCCGGCGCGGCCGGCGGTGCCGGACGGCAAGCCGATTTTCATTTCAAAGGACGGCCAGCGGGTGTTCGAACTGCGCTACGCCTTTGCCGAGGACCGCAACGCCATGGTCGAGCTGTCGCTGCCGTCCGATCACCTGGGCAATCCGGGTTTTGTCGAAATGGTCTGGCAGAACGCATCGCAACGCCTGATCTGGCTGCGCCGCGGCGACGGCAGCCTGGCCGTCATGCTGTATGACCCGGATGAAGAGGTGCTTGGCTGGTCCACCTTGAGCCTGGCGGGGGGCGAGGTAGAAAGCATTTGCGCCAGTCCCGACCCGGTCACCGGGCTGGACAGCCTGTTGATGATCGTGAAACGCACGATCAACGGGGCGACGGTGCGCCATGTCGAAGAGCAGCCCTTGCCCTTCGGGATGTTGCGCGGCAGCGAGCCGATCACGGATGCGGTGCACTTGTTTTCGGCATCGAAGTTTGCCCCGAACCCGGCCACCGATACGTTCCAGCTGCCCCATATGGTTGGCGAGACCGTCCATGCCTGGACCGACCAGGGGGAGTTCGGCCCGCTCGTGGTGCCGCCAGGAGGTGCGCTGGTGTTGGACAGCCCGGTCAATACCGCCGTGATCGGGTTGCTGGACAGCACCCACGAAGTGGAAACGCTCGATATTCGCCAGGCCGGTGCTGACGGTGACTGGGGCGGCCGGCTGAAGCGGATTTTGCCAGGCAACGGCATTCGCCTGCACCGCACGGCGGCATTGCAGGCGTCTGTGGTCGAGAGAGAGGCCGGGCAATCAGAGTACGTCCACGACAATGAATACGTGCTCGACCTGCCGGTGGCGGCCGCGCTGACGCAGGGCTTTTCCGGGGTCAGTGAATTGCAGCTCGCGGGAGGTTACGCGGTGGAAACATCGATCAGGTTTCAACCGGTTGGTGGCGCGCCGGCCACGGTGCTGGCCCTGACGGCAATGATTGACGGGGCGGCCGGCTGATGTGTAATCCTGCATTTCTTTCAGTACTTCAGCTCGCGGCCGGTGCGGCCGAAAACCGAAGCCAGCAGAAACAGGCCAGCCTGCTGGAAAAACGCGCCAAGACCGAAGCTGCCCTGTCGGCGATCGAGGATGTTCGCACGCGTGAGCGTTACCGTGCAGAGATTTCCCGGCAGACCGCCCAGCTTGCGACCAAGGGGGTGTCGCTTGACAGCCCGACGGCGCTGTTGCTTGCGGAAGATGCCGGTCGCGAGAAGAGTTTCGCCAGCCAGGAGGTGCGCGCGCGAGGTGCGGCACGCGGCGCCGAGCTGAGCGCATCGGCGCGCGCGGCGCGCGCGCGCGGACGGCTGGCCATGTTCAAAGGCGGGCTGAGCGCGGCCGGCACGCTGCTGGAGGCGGCCCCGGATATCTGGCCGGGGTTGCGCAATGACAAGGTGCTGTCATGAGCCTGGTCACGCCAAAGGCAGGCGTCAGCGCCGGTCGCAGTGCGGATATCCGGGTGGCCGATACAGGTGGTGCGGCGGCCGATGCCGTGGCGCAATTCGGGCAGCGCATCGCGCAGGTCGGCGCGCGCCTGGAAGCGGATCGGCTGGACCGGGAAGCCAGCCGGGTGCAGATCGAGATGACGCGGGAACTGGGCCAGGCGCGCCTTGACCTGGAGCAGGTAAACGACCCGGATGCCATTGATCGCGGCTGGAGCGAGCGGGTTCAGGAAATTCGTACACGGCTGCTGGATGGCCAGACTGAAGACGGTCGGCCGCGGATTGACGCAAAGATCAAGGGCCGCGTCGGGCTGGCGTTCGATGATCTGGCAGTGCGGCACGGGTTGGCGCTGGGGCGCGTGGCCGTGCGGGCGCGGCAGACGCAGCGCCAGGCAAATTGGCTGGAATACTCACGAGAAGTCGTCAACCAGGCGGCCGTTGTCGATGGCGAGACGAGAGCGGCGATGATCGGGCAGGCCGATGAGGCAATTCAGCGCGACCTGGACGCCGGCGCCATCGATGATCTGGAGGCCGCGCGCCGCCGGTTGACGGTGCGCGAAGAGGCTGATGGCGCGGCAGCCATTTCGATGATTTCCTCGGACCCGAAGGGGTTTCTGGATGCTGTTGAGGCCGGACAGTTTGCCGGCATCGAGGCCAGTGGGCTTGCGCGGCTGAAAGTTCAGGCACAAGGTCGGCTCGATCGCCAGGCGGCGGCCGATCTGAAGGCGGCCGAGGTTGCGGCCAGGGAGCGGCAGGGTGAAATCGGCGCACGCCTGGACGAGCTGACGGGAATATTCGATGCCGGCCGGGTGGCGGTCGATGAGGCATTCCTGAATGATCCGGAAGTCAAGGCCCACCCGAAATACGCACGCGCCATGGCGGCGCTGCAGTTGCGCAACGAGCAGGCCGACCTGCCGTTCCTCCCCGTGTCGGTGCTGGACGAGAGGATCGCCGCCGAAGAAAAACGCCCGATCACCCGCAAGTGGCAGGCCGAACGGCTGGAGGTGTTGCGCGGGTTTCGCGACGAGGCAGTCAAGGGCTGGCAGAGCGACCCGATCGATCAGGCCGCGCGCAGCGGCTTCCCGGTGCCGGACCTGCCCGATCCGGCACAGGCCGCGCCGGATGATCTGGGGCGCGCGCTGGTCCAGCGCCTGATGTTTGGCGATCACCTGAAAGACCAGGGCTATGTCGAGCGCGCGACCTACCTGAGCCGTGCCGAGGTTGCAGCCCTGAAGACAGCGACCGACGTCAGTGTTGACCCCGCACGGCGGGCTGAACTGGCCAGCATCCTGGACCGGACGCTTGGCGCCCGCGATCCGTCGGCCATGATGGCAATTTCAGACGATCCCGTGTTCGTGCAGGTTGGCGGCCTGATTTCTGCCGGCGGCAGCCCGGAATTGGCACAGGAAGTTTTCCGCGGTCAGCAGGTCATGGCCACCAAGGGCATCGTGATGCCGAAACCGAAGGATCGTCTGGGATCGACCTTCAGTCAGCTCGGGACCGTTTTTGCCGACCTGCCTGGTGGCGCGGGCATTCAGGCACAAGTCGTGGCGGCCGCCGATGCTCTTTATGCCGCGCGCGCATCGATTGATGACCCGACGGCCAGGATGGACGATGACAAGTATCGTCAGGCCTTGCACGAGGTCATGGGCGGCACCGGCATCTTTGACAGCGACGAGGCGCGCGGTGGCGTTCAGGACGTGGACGGCCGCCTTGTGGTTCTGCCTGCCGGGATGCGTGCCGCTGATGCCGAAAACGTGATATCGGACCTGCACGTCATGTTGCAGGGTGGCGACCCGCAAAGCGGCCGCCTGAAGCGCCTGTTCCAGGACACCGACAGCACCCGGGCTGACCTGGCAGTGTCTTTGCTGCAGCAGGCCGCCGGTGGTGCGCGTCCGTTTGTCGCCGGTAAGCCGATCGATGCACAGACCTTTTCCCAGGTGCAGCTGCAAGCGGTCGGCGACGATACCTATCGCCTGGTGTTCCCGGCGCAGAGCGGGAATTACTACGTTGAGGACGAAAACGGCAAGACCTTCACCTTCAGCCTGCGCGACCTGGTGGCGAGGGTGGTGCGATGACGTTCTTTCTGCGCGGCATCGACACCGAGCAGGCGGCGACGGTCGGAGCGCCCTTGCCCGACGCGCCGACCACGGCGGGCGAAGCGTTCCGGGCGTCCTCGTACATGGAAAAGGTGCGCACGGACTGGTGGAGCCTGCGCGAGCGCGTGGCCGGTGGGGTCGAACATGAAATCCGCTCTGCCCTGGGCAAAACGGATCGCGGCCCTGCTGATGTTCCGATTAACGATGGCAGCGAGATTTTTCCGATGGCATCGATTACTGAGCATCCGCGCGGACGCCTGGCGACCTACTACCCGGATAACGAGCTGCCGCCCTGGGAGCAGGTCGCTGCTCTGAAGCAAGCATCGGCCGATCTGGACGGCAACATGCGTGCCGAGCTCGACTTTCTGCCCGCCAGCCGGGCCGAGTTCGACGCCGAGGTGAACCGTCGCCTTGAGGCCGAGCTGGAGGACGCGATAAAGACGATCGGATTGCGCCCCGAGGGCAGCTGGGCGGCCGAGCTTTCCGGCGGGCTGTGGACCGGCCTGAGTGATCCGGCATCGGTGGTAACAGCACCGGTCGGCCTGGCCAGCGGCGCATCGCTGGCGCGCATCGCGCTGATGGGACTCGCGCTCGGGGTAACAGGTGAGGGGCTGACCCTGCCGCGCCAATACGAAATGGCAGCCCTGCTGGACCTGTTGCCAAAACCGGAACCGTTGAAACAGATGGGCATTGCCGGCGTTGTTGGCGCTGTGCTGAGCACTGCCTTGCCGGGCGCGTTTCGCTTTGGCGGCTATTTGCGCGAGCGGCGCGCCGCCGTTCGGCGGCACCGGCCGGATGACACGAACGCGTTTGAGTTCGATGCCCGCATCGAGGAAGCGACGCGCGCGCTCGGCGCAGATGGGCGCGACATGCCCGCGCGCCCGCCGGCCTTCGGCGATTTCGACTTTTCGCCGTCTGGCAACGCGTCGCCGCGAACCAACCGAGCGGGATATGTTTTCGGCAAGCTGCTGGAGCGCGGCTATGAGCCCCATATTGCGTCGGGTATCGTTGGCAACCTGATGCAGGAAAGCACCGTCGCCCTGCACCCCCAGATCAGGGGCGATGGTGGCGCGGCCGGCGGGATCGCGCAGTGGAACGGGCCGCGGTTCGCGGCGCTGAAGGAATACGCTCGGACCCGCGGCAAGGACTGGCGCGACCTGGACCTGCAGATCGATTTTCTGGATTTCGAGCTGAAGGGGCCGGAGCGCGCGAACTGGGAAAAAATCCGCCAGGCGCGCACGGCACGTGAAGCGGCCCTGCTGTTTTCCAGACACTTCGAGCGCCCGGGCGAGCCCCACAATGGCCGGCGAATTGCCTATGCCGAAGATCTGGCGCAGCAATTCCAGTCAGGTGAGGTGCCACGCTGGAAGCGCGCGCTGCCGGCTGCAGCCGAGGATGTGCCGACCTTTGCCACAAGCCGTGGTTATACCGGGCGCGGACAGGTGCTGGCCGGTGACGATATCCGGCTGGACGTGGGCTACGAGGTGGTCGATGCCTCGATCCTGCGCCAGGCCAGCGGCGATCTGCAGCCGCGCGACCGGGCGCGCGCGGCCAGCGATGCCTGGGTGGCGGCCACTGCCGCGCGGCTGGAACCGGGGTTGTTGATGCCCTCGCCGTCAGCTGACCGCGGCGCGCCGCTGGTCGGCCCCGACAACGTGATCGAAAGCGGCAACGGGCGGGTGCGCGTGATCCAGCGCGCTTACGAGCGCCACCCGGATCGCGCCGCCGCCTATCGCGGCGCCATCGAGGAACTGACCGGCAAGCCGATCCCGGAGGGTGTGAAGCAACCGGTTCTGATCGCACGGCGCAAGACGGAGCTGAGCGGTGCCGACCGCCGTCGTCTTGTGGTTGACGCACAGGACAGCGGCGTTGCGCGGATGAACGCGACCGAGCGCGCCCAGGTGGGCACGCGCGCCCTGAGCGCCGATCTCATGGCAAAATACCGCCCCGGCTTCAAGTTCACCTCGCCCGAGAACCGCGCTTTTGCGCGCGACTTTGCGGCCAGTTTCCCGCGCTCCGAGCGTAATGCGTTTTTTGCCGCCGACGGATCGCTCAGCATCGACGGGCGACGGCAGCTGCAGGACAGCCTGTTCGCGCGCGCCTGGGAAGCGCCGGATTTCATCGCACGTCGCGTCGAGGTGGCCGAGGGCGACCTGCGCAGCCTGATGCAGGCGCTGGACGACGCGGCGCCGGAATGGGCCATGCTCAGGTCCGAGATCGAGGCCGGCCGGGTGCGCCCGGAAATGGACATATCGCCTTTCGTTCTGGACGCGATGCGCCTGATCACCGCCGCGCGCGAACAGGCAGCGCGCCAGGGCGGCGATGCGGCCGGGTCTCTCGACGAAATACTCGCCCAGGGTGGGCTGTTCGAAGATGCGTTCTCGCCGTTGACCGTGGCGCTGGTGCGCAAGTTCATGCCCGGCGGTCGCCAGGCGCCGGCCGACAAGATCGCCGCTTTCCTGCGCAAATACGTGGACGAGGCGATGAAAGCCGGGCGTGTAGGCGACGGGGTGTCGAAGATCGGCCCGGCAGATGTGCTGCGCGCGATCGACAGGAAGACCTTCGGCGATCTGCCGGACGATCTGGGCCAGCCGCGCCCGGTCGATCTGCGCGCAGAGCGGGACGCGCCGCTGGCCGAAGGCGCGTTCAGCGAGGGCGCCAGGTCGCCGGAGGTCGTGGCGGCGGATGAGGCGGCGATCGAGGAATTGCGGCCGTCTCGCGGCACGCACGAAATACTGGCGCGCGTCGAGCCTGATGAATATGTGCAGGAGCTTGCCCTGGCCCAGCCTTTCGATGATCTCGACACCCTGTATCGGCTGGCGGCGCGGGCGCAGGCAGATATGGTTCCTGTCGTGCGCGACGCTGCGCGCAAGGTTGGTGGGCGGTTTTCCGACCCCGGATTAAAAAGTCGCAGCGATGCAGAGAGCAAGATCGGGCGGAAGAAATACGATACCCCGCGCCGCCTGACGGATATATCGCGCGTCGGTGTGACTGTCAGGAATGTCGAGGACGCGGATGCACTGGTGCGTGAGATTGGTTCCAGTTTTGACCTAGTGGATGAGGGCTGGTCGCGATCTCCCGTCGCCTACACGGACCGCAAGATCGTCATCCGTCACGACAACGGAATGCTTTCGGAGGTTCAGATATGGACCCCGGAGATGAAGAAAGCCAAAGACGCAGGCACCAAGCTCTACAATGAGCGGCGCGCGTTGCCGGAGAATGATCCCAAGGCAATACGGCTCAGGCAGGAGGAAAATGCGATCTATTCTGCAGCCATGGATCTGGATTTCCCGTCCGGTGTGTCGGGAAGCTCGAAATCTCCGAACCTTGTCCTGAAGGACGTGCGAAATTCTTCCTCCGACCGAAACGTCTTGGCCGTTTCGAACACGTCATCGGCATCAACAGCAGCCCAGTCCGCGCCAGGGGCCAGCAGGGCGAGCGCTGAAAGTTTTCCGTCGCCGTCAAACAGAACAGCCGGGCGCCGGTCCCAGTCGCAAAAGAATACGCGTGCCATGGAAAGTCCTCCTTTGGTTGGAGACACTTCAAATATCGGGACTGCCACGGCTGATGTCAACACCCTGCGCGCCGATTTCGGCGACATCGAGCTTGATCTGCCCGATGGCACGAAGCTGCGCGGCAGCGATCTGCTCGATGACATCGAGGCGGATCAGGACCTGGCCGACATCATAAATCTTTGCGGGGGCCCGGGCTGATGGCGAACATGCACGATTGCATCCAGCGCGCGATCGACAGCGGCGATCTGGACCGGAGCCGCGGCATCGAGGCGCGACGGCTGTTCGACGAAATGGTCAACGTCTACGCCAGCGAGTTCCCGATCCACCAGGCCCAGGCGATGGCGGCGGCCGACCTGAAAGAGGCCACGAAACGGGCGGCGCGATCGCGCTTTCACATGGTGGTGAACCAGCTGCAGGCACTGCGCCGGATCAAGCGGCAGATCGAAGGCGCGCCGGACCCCGCGCGCGCTCTGAAGGCGATGCTGGAATTTTCAGTGGACAGCGGCCACAAGGGTGAAAGCGTGCGCTTCCTGGCGGAAAGCTACGAGGCCTTCATGCGCGCCGACCTGCAGCATTTCCTGCGTCGGACCGGGCTGGACGTGGCCGGGCGCAGCCGCAACAAGGCGCTGTTGCTCGACATCGTGCGCGAGTTGCATGGCGAAGCGACCGGCAGCGCCGACGCCGCCGACCTGGCCAAGGGTGTGGCGCGCGCCTACGAGCGCATGCGCCAGCTGTTCAACGCCCATGGCGGCGACATCGGCAAGCTGGAGGGTTTCGGCCTGCCGCATCGTCACGATGCCGAGGAAATCGCGCGTGCCGGCTTCGATAAATGGGCGGAATTCATTGCACCAAAGCTGGCCTGGGAGCGGATCATCGACCGGGCGACCGGTCGCGCTTTTGCCGCGGCGGGTGAAGTGCCGACCGGGCCGGCGGCGCAACGGTTCCTGAAGGAAGTCTACGACAACATCACCACGCGCGGATGGTCCAGCCGCGAGCCGTCGCTGGCGGTCGGTGGCAAGGCGCTCTACAACCAGCGCGCCGACCACCGGGTGCTGCACTTCAAGGACGGGTCCGGCTGGATCGAGTACAACCAGTCTTTCGGCGGGGCAGAGCCATTTACCGCGATTATCGAGGGTCTACGCGGTCTTGCCAGCGACGTGGCGCAGATGCGCGTGCTCGGGCCGAACCCGCGCGCGGGGCTGGATTTCGCCGTCCAGGTCGCCGAAAAGCGCGCCGCGACGAGCGGGGACGCCAAGCTGGCGCGCCGGGTGCAGCGAGACGCGAGCTGGGCGCGCAACATGCTGGCGGCCCAGGACGGCAGCGCCAGCGTTCCTGAAGACATCGCGCTTGCGAGCTTCATGCGCGGAACCCGGAATTTCGCGGTATCGACACAGTTGGGGAGCGCGGTGATATCATCCCTTTCCGACGAGGTGACATCAAGCCTGGCGGCCAAAGTGATCGGCGCGAACCCGGCCGGCCCGTTCGTGCGCCAGATGCAGCTGATTGCCAGCCATGCCACGCGTGAGGACGCCGCGCGCATGGGGTTCATCGCCGAGACCCTGGCCGACGCGGCCAGCGGTTCCGGGCGCTATTTCGGCAAGATGGTGGGCGGCGGTGTGACCGGGCGGCTGGCCAGCATCACGCTGCGGGCGTCCGGTTTGAACGCAATGACAGACCTGAGACGTGTCGCTTTCAAGCTGGAAATGGCCGGCTACCTGGCGGGCAACGCCGGGCGCGAATTCAGCGAGATCGATATGCCGTTGCGCCGGGCGCTGGAAGCGCGGGGGTTTATACCAGGCGAATGGGACGCGTTGCGATCCACCCTGTTCACCGCGCGCAACGGATCGACCTTTCTGGCGCCCTGGCACTGGCTCGAAAACCAGACCGCCCTGCCGCGCGCGGAAGCTGAAGGATTGGCGCTGCGCCTGCAAAGCCTGTTCCAGGAGCGCCAGGAACTGGCCATCCCGACGGCCAGCCTGGAAGGGCGCGCGGCGTTCAAGGGCGCAGCCAGGCCCGGGGCCATCGGCGGCGAATTCCTGAACTCGGCACTGATGTACAAGAGCTTTGCGATATCCATGACGCTTGGACAAATGCGCCAACTGAAAACAATTCAGGGCGCGGGTGCTGCGGCCGGCTATCTGGCGACTTTCGCCGTCGCGGGTGTGCTGAGCGGCGCGCTGGCGATCCAGTTGAAAGAACTGGCGCGGGGCAACGATTTGCGGCCGATGTCGGACGCGAATTTCTGGGGCGCTGCGTTGCTGCAGTTCGGCGGCCTTGGTATTTTCGGAGACTTCCTGTCGTCCTCGACCAGCCGGATCGGCGGCGGGTTGTCAGAAACCCTCGCCGGCCCGGTCGTTGGCCTTGCCGGCGACGTGCTGACGCCGGTCATGTCGAATGCTAGCCGTGCGGTCGATGGCAAACCGATCCTGCTGGGTCGCGATACCGCAAATTTCGTGCGCTATCAGACGCCAGTTGCCTCGACGCTCTGGTATTCGAAGCTGGCATGGGGGCGGGTCATCGGAGATCAGTTGCAGTCCGTTCTGGATCCGGAGGCCGAGGCTGTCTGGAACCGCCAGGCACGCCGCCAGGAGCGTGACTATGGCACCCGCAGCTGGTGGCGTCGTGGCGATCCGGCGCCGTCACGATTTCCCGATCTTTCCAACGCAGGAGCAAGCCGATGACCCAAAGCGCCTTGACGCCGACACCGGAATATCTGATCCAGGGGACTGGACCTTATGCCATCACCCATGGCTATTCTGCCAAGGCTGATATCCTGGCGGCCGTGATCCTGGACAACACCCGCGCCGATCTTGTGCTGGACACCGATTTCTTCGTGAGCCCGGACAGCAGCGATACGGGCGGCGATGTCACCCTGAGCGCGGCCGCGGCCGCACTTTACAATACGGGCCGCCTTTACATTTCGCGCGCAACGGTTGCCGATCAGGGATGGCAGGGCACAAATGGCGCAAGAGAGGCAGGCCTGGAGGCCCAGCTGGACAAGCTGGCACAGGGGCTGCAGGACGTGCAGCGCGATCTGGCCCGCGCCATGCGCCTCGACTACGCGCTTGGCGTTCTGGCCTTGAAACCGAATTCCCTGGTCGCTGTGGACGAGAACAAGCAAATCTACGCCGAAGACCCGAACATCCTTGCGCAGCTGACACCTGATTTCGCTCAGACGCAGGCCTACATAGATGGGTTGATCGACACTCGCGTGCCGATCGATGGCACCCTTTCGGAAATCGACCAGGTCAAAGCCCAGAAGTCGATTGGCGTCAGCTTTCTCAAAAACATGCACACCCTGGCGGTGACCAGTGGAACGCCACCGAATTTTACTCTTACATCGCCAGAGCCGGTTTCCGCGCTGGTTGCCGGCATGGTCTGGTATCCCCGGTTTCACGATGCTCTTGGCGCGCCAAATCCCGACATATCGATTGATGGCCTTCCTGCGGTGCCCTTGAAGACATTCGACAAGTTCGGCAGCAAGATGACGGCGCGCACGGGCGCCGTGCAGGCGGGACAGTTCAGCCCGATCATCTTCGATGGAGCCGACATGATCATTCTGTCACCGTGCGCAACGGTAGATTTGCCGGGTCCAGTGAAGGTGTTCAGTGACCCGACGCTTGCGTCCAGACACGATAGCTGGCCTCCCAGCCAGTTCGACCTGTGGGCAAACAGCCTTGGCGGCAAGACACCGGTCGATGTGTCACAGGCACGCTCGGTTGGGGTTGAATACACCAATACCGACCCTGGGCCCCGCAGGGTTGAGGTTTTGGTGACCGCCAGTATTGGAGAAGTCATGCTGGAGCGAATAGCCCCATCGATGGTGACGGATGTGGCTGACTTAAAGGCCTCCGGCGTCGCCCGTGGACATCTTTCAGCATGGATCCCGCCAAACTGGAAATACCGGCTTGTCAGCGGGACGATTGAGCAATGGAGTGAGTGGGGATGATGTGCATCGGTCCTTTCAGCTTTTTGGTTCGGCGGTGGCCAAATGGCCAATCGTCCGCCGGCCCGACCAACACGGTTGCGCCAGCAGTCACTGGTTCTGGTGTTGTCAATCAGGTGCTGACATGCTCCCCCGGCAACTGGGTCGGCAACGGCACTATTACCTATGCTTACCAGTGGCTACGTAATGGCGCAGTAATCGCCGGAGCAACGAGCGCCACCTACATGTTGGCAAATGCAGATGATGGAGCAGCGGTTCGGTGCCGTGTGACCGCGACTGACCTCGATGGATCGACAATCGCATACAGCAACATCGTGAACGTGGTGACGGCTACAGCAATCGTGGCTGATACCAGCCCGGTTATGGGCGTGCGGGGGCACAATCAGCGGATTGATGGCGAAAGCGGGACGGATGGTGCATATAGCGTTCCTGGCGGCACCATCACCGGAACGGTTGTGACCTATGAGCGAGACAACGGCGGGTGGGCTGCGCAGGTTGGAACGGCACTAGCGCAAGCGGGTTGGACGCTGCGCAAGAAAGTCGTGGTCAGCGCAAGCAACGCGCCGAACGCGACGTTCTATAGCTCGGCAATTGTTGTTGCTGCCGCGCCGACGCTGACCCCGCAGACGTTTGATGAAGCTGCGGACACTTGGGACTTGACGCCGAGCGTATCGGGCACCCTGCATTGGGCTACGTCGCTGACCACGGAAAGCCCAGCACCTGACGGCCTGGGCGGCTGGTCAGGCACGACACTGGAAACCGGCACGGTGACAATCCCGGCGTCCGGGGCGTTCAATCTGGTGGCGGCCCTGACCGCTGCATCCGGTGCTGGCGGCGACACACGCAAAATGACGGTCTATCTTGAGGCGGCAACGGCATCTTCGGATGCACTGGCGACCAACTTCACGATCAACGCTACAGCCGCGCATGTGTTCGAGGACAACTTCAACAGGGCGGATGAAGCGCTTGCGGCTAGTCCCAACTGGACTTCCACCGATCCTGGCGCAATCAACATTGTATCCAACCGGGTGCAGTTGGATAACGATGCCTCGGTGCGCTCAGCCCTTTGTAGCGCCGCACTGAACAATGACCAATATGCGCAGATTGAAATAGCTGACCTCGGGACGGGCGCGTCCGAGCGGTCAGTCGGATGCCGGGTGCGCGCATCCGGCGATTGGGCCACCCAAGGGTATTATTTCCAACTGAACCTGGCGAACGGAAGCCTTCAGTTGAAAGATCGGTGGAACGCCCTTGCTACTGGAACCGTGACCGTGAGTGCTGGCGACGTGTTCAAGATCGAGGCACAAGGAACCACAATCCGTGTGTTGAAAAATGGATTGGAGGTTCTGACGACCACAAATGCCCAGTGGTCTGGCGGATCGTCCGGGCTTTACGGCTACACCGAAAGCACTTGTGCCCTTGACAACTTCGCAACGGGGAATTTGTGATGCCAGACTTCACCTTTACCGGCATGGTTGGCGGCGGATCAAGCGGTGTTACCGCGACGATCAACGTGATCAAGCGTAGTCTTGAGCAGGTGGCCCCGGAAGCCCTTGTCTTTGATGTTTCTGTGGCCGGGTTCAATGCGACCGGGCCGACCGGCGTGGCGGTCTATGACGACCGCTTCCATGAATTAGACTATTACTGGGACTTCGGCGACAGCTACACGTTCACCGCGCCGCAGAATACGCTTTCGGCGGCAACGTCCTCTGGCAATGCCATCGGGCCGGTTGCAAGCCACACTTATCGCGCCGCAGGCACATATACGGTGACGGTGACGGTCTATGAGCCTGCGAGTGGCAAAAGCGCCACGGGCACTTTTTCGGTTGTTGTTGGCAATGCAGACGCAACATTCCCAGGAACGGCCACAAAGTTTGTCAGCCCATCATCAGACTGGACAAATGCCCCGACCGGGGCGGCGCAACACACAACGCTTGATGGGGCAATCGCAGCGGTCAAGGGGGCAGGTGCAACGGCACAGCGCATCATGCTGAACCGGGGCGAAAGCTACAGCATGACCGGAACAGGGTTCGGTGCCACAGATGCCACCACCTACATTGTGGCCGGGCCTGGGGCAGGCGCAAAGCCGGTGGTTACAGCATCTGGTGGGTTCGGATTGCACGGCCTCGGTTCCGGCAAGGACTTTGTCTTGCAGAATATCGTGTTCAACGGGCCATGCGACAGCACGACGAACACGCGCGTTACGACTGACTTTTGCACAGCACTCGGAGCAAGCGCACCTAACTTGCTGCTCTGGGACGGCGTGGAAAGTGATGGTTGGGATCATCACATTTACAATTCGGCATCTGGCGCGTCGGCCTCAGCCGCGCACCGGGGAACAATTCTTAATGACAGCGTGATTGTCGATTACACCTATTGGGGATTTGCTGATGCTGACAAGCTGATCACCGCCATAACCGGCTGTCGCATCATGTCGGATGTTGACGCATTCTCCGACTGCCCGGTGAACGGTGGCGGGCCGTTGCGCGGCTTTGACGGGGATGCTGTTGTATCAAGGTCAGAGCTTTTCAGCCGACAGGGCTGGACCGACCACGGACCAAATGCAAAGGCAACGCAGCATTGTATCAGGTTCAATTCGGAGGGGGCTGCGGGTGTCCGGGTTGTCTGTGTGCAAAACACCCTTGAGGGTGGGCATGGCGTCCTCGGGTTCAAGTCGGCTGCTGGGTCGCCATCAAACCCGGTCAATGCGGTTATAGATGGCAACTATTTGCTCGGAGATTATCAAACTTACAGCGTTGTCATGCTCACGGAAACCGGCGTCACGCTGCGAAACAACACGATGGTCTTTCCAAGCTCAACGCGGATAGCAGGGACAAACGATCCGAATGAGTTTGTTCGTGTCGAGGAGCAATCAAGCGCCGGGACAAACACATCAGAACCCGTGAATTTCTATAACAATACCCTGGTAAACCTGAGCGCGTCGGGTAGCGGCGCGGTCGCTTTGAACGCAGATGCAGGGTTCACGAATACCTCAGCAGAGAACAACGTAATCCATCAGCCAAACATCGGCACACCTCAGACAGCGGATGCGCCGCTTGAAGCCAGCCCGACATTGTTCAGTGTCCGCGAAAAGGGGTATTGGACCACGACAAACCCAACCCCCGTTGCCGGCACCGCAACGCCAGCAGGCGATCCAGCATCGTTCACGCTGCAAGCTGGGTCGGCTGCACTGGATGCGGCCACAACCGGCAACATTGCCAGGCGCGACATACTCGCGGCTGTCAGACCGTCACCGGCGAACAGGGGGGCGAGGGAATGAAAAAGATGCTGGCTCAACAAGCAACAAGTGCTGCTCGTGACTGGCTTACGCTATTTCTCGCGGGCTTGGGCGTGACGTTCCAGTGGCACGTTTACCTCGGCGGCATGTTCTTCGCATTGGCTGGCGCCAGTGCCATGGCGCGAAATCGAAAAGACCCGAGGAAATTCTGGACCATCGTCCTGACCGGGTGGTTCTTCGCTACCCTTGTCGCCGTCTTGCTCGGTGAGACGAACAAGGTGCCGATCCAAGTCTGGATGGGGCTCACTGGACTGGGTTCTGGCTGGATCATGAATTTTATGGCTCGGGTGTTCGACCGGATGGGGGGGCGGGCTGACGACGCGGCTGACTGGTTGTTCGACCGGTTGTTTCCGAGGAAAGACAATGATGAGGAATGAGAGAGCTTTCTTCGATGATTTGCGCCGTTCCCGGTTGTTCCAGGGCGGGATCCGCCAATCGCATGTTGATGGCCTGAATGCGGTCCTGCGGGCGGCCGCGGTGGCTGGCCTGACCCTGCCGCAGGCCGCGTATGTGTTGGCAACCGCTTACGGCGAAACCGGCACAACGATGCGGCCGATCGAGGAAAACCTGAATTACACCAGCATCAAGCGACTGCGCACCGTATTTGGTCGCACTCTGAGGGGTGACCAGAACATCCGAAAATATCTTCGTAATGATCGTCTATTGGCCAATCGGGTCTATGCTAACCGGCTTGGAAATCGTGATGAGGCTTCGGGTGACGGCTGGCTCTACCGTGGTCGTGGGATGGGCCAGATCACGGGTCGAGCAAACTACCGGAAATTCGGCAAGGTGCTCGGCGTGCCGCTTGAGCAGCAGCCTGGCCTGATGCTTGATCTGAACACGTCAGCGAAGGCGCTTGTGCTGGGGATGCGTGACGGGCTGGCCACGGGCAAGAGGCTTGAAGACTACATCAACAAGCACAAGACGGACTACCGCCGAGCACGGCGCATTTGGAACGGTCTGTTCGAGGCTGACCGTTACGCTCACTACGCCGAGTGGTTTGAGCGCGCGCTCAGGGCCGGTGGATACGCCCCAGGTGGTGGGGCGCGCAGAAATCAGTTAAGCGGCTGGTGGGCCAGCATACTGGGTCTGGTGGGCAAATGAGCATGTGGCTTGCCGTATCATTTGCTGTTGGCGCTGCGATTTTTGTCGCAGCGATCTTTGCGGCTATCGTAGGGCACGCGATTGCAGATCGTAGAAGGCGCGAAGATGAAGCCATGCGCAGAGTGCGCAAGCGGATTGGAAGTTGGGGCGAATGATGGGGTTTCTCCGCACGATCCTGGGCTGGCTGACCGGCGGTGTCCTTGACCGCATCCTTTCGACTGTGGACAAGAAGATCGAGAATGAGGCCAACCGGGACATCATCAAGGGCGAATTGATCAAGGCGCATCTGAGAACGCGCGCGGGGTTCATGCGCGCGGGCGGGTTTGTCCTGATGCTCCTGTTCGCGGTGCCACTGGCGTTCTGGTTTGCATCGGTGCTGGTCTACAGTGTCCTGTGGTGCGAGAGATGCGCTTATCCACAGACATGGATTATCGCGGCGCTACCGCCACCGCTCGATGAGTGGGCGGGATGGATCATCATGTCGATATTTGGGGTGATTGGTTTAAACCGGTTCGGTAAATGAAACCACGGTGCGGATGATACGTGCCAGCAAGCAGGAGAGTAGAATATGTCAGACCTATTTCAAAACGTCCCGGTCACGCGCAATGATCCGGCCACGGGGATTTTCACGGTTACGCCGGACGACAATTTGGATCAGCCACACATGATCCGCTATTTCCGCGTTGGTGGAACAGCCGGCGACGTGAGGGTGGTTTCGCGAAGGGGCGAAACCGAGACTATCCCGAATGTACAAATCGGAGAAACAATCATTGGCGATGTCCGCATGATCATGCAGACCGGCACCACCGCCACCGGCATCACCGCGTGGTATGGCTGAGACTACGTATTGAGATCGATTTCCGGCACAATGCAAGCCATTGTCTTATAAGAAGCATGTGGATGACGATATGAAATATAAGTAATTGATTTTGAACAATAGATCAATGATTTGTAATCAGTAGGTCCGCGGTTCAAGTCCGTGTGGGGGCACCATAACGCGTTGAAAATGCACCATAAAAATATTCAACAACCCAATGTCGTCCGACCGTCCGAATTGATCCGAGTTGGACGATGCCTGAAGACGCCACCCCGTGCGGCCTCGGATGCCTGCACCTGGTGTGCAATGACGGCGGAAATGATTGCCACGATCGCCTCTTGAAATTCCGGCTCTGAAGTCATGACATCCGGCACAGAACGCACCGCGTGCAAAACGGTGGTGTGGTCTCGGCCCCCAAACATGCGGCCGATGGCGGGATAGGAGTTTTGACCCGTCACGCGGGCAACATACATTGCCGCCTGGCGGGCGCGAAAGATATGGCGCTGCCGCGACGGGCCGATGATTTCCGTCGGTGAGACCATGAAGCGTTCGCAGGTTTCCTTGATGATGAAGCCCATGGATACCGTCACGACATCCTCCTGCACCTGTCGCAGAGCCGGTTGTGCGACCCTTCGCTTTTGAAAGTGGCACAGCAGCAAAGACAGGCGCGGTCGCGCAGTCTACGTTTTTTTTCCTTTACGGCCGCGCTGTCCGCGGCAAGCTGGAAATTGCCGAAAAAACCGCTGATACGCTTGTCGCCGTCGTAGATGGCCCACGATCTGCCACAGCCGCGCACATCCAACGAGGGCATCAGTGCACCTGTTTGTCTGAGGATGTGAAGGCGTCGGAAACCACATGTGCCCCGAGCGATCTGGCCAATGCAGTGATTGCCTTCTCGGCGCAGGTCGGGCAATTGCAGCCATGCCAGGCAATGGACGTTCCAATATCGGACACGTGTATTGTTGCGGTCAACTTGTTGTCGACGCCGACCTTGCGGCAGGTCGATGCAATTTCCCTGTCCAGGCGTCCTAAAATTGCAGTTATCTTCCTGTTGCTGAGGATGTTTCTTTTGTCGCTCATGCCTTTTTCCTTCCTTTTGTTTTGGGTCTCTGCACCGCCAGCACGGCACGGCTGGCGGTCCAGAATTGCGATGGCATATAGGTTTCCCCCAGCCTCGGGTTGACGGCGGCCGAGTTGCCGAGCACGTCGCCGGTGTCGTCCTTGCTGGCGCCGCCCTGGCGCGCGAACACGCCAAAGGTGCGGCGCAGGTCGCGAAACTGCGCGGTTTTGATGTCGGGAAGTTCGGTTGCCGCCAGTGCGCGCGCGGCTGCGTATCGCTTGCGAAACAGGTCCGGCACGTCGGCATAGGGGCGAGCGACGGTTTCGTCCATTAACAGAAACTCGGCACCCTGGGGCAGGTCGGACATGGTCGTGCTCACGCGTTCAACCAGGTCCGGGTGCAGCTGCATCACCGCGTCGTTGCCGCGCTTGGAGCGGACAAATCGCCAGATCCAGACCGTTTCGCTGCTGCCGGTAATCGGGTTCAAAACCTGCTGGAGTTGAAGGTCGGTGCAGCGCGCGTTGAGAACGTCGGTTTGCCGCTGTCCTTGAAGGATTGACATCAAGATTGCAGTGGCGACCGCGTGGTGGCCCAGCTGGTCGGCTGCCGCAACCAGGGCATCGACTTCTGCCCAGCTGAGAACGCGCGCGCGTGGTGGCGGCACTTCCAGATCGAGGTCGGCGCAGGGGTTCGACCCGGCCGGCCGCCAGCCGAGACGTTCGGCGTGTTTGAACAGGATCGACGCATGCCGGATCAGTGCCAGCGCCATGTAGCCGCCGTTGTTTGTGTAGAGCGTTTCATACCAGCGCGCCATCACCGGTTTGGTGAACTGGCTGACCGGATGATCGCCCCATTTGGCCCGGATCGTGCGGAAAAAATCGCGGTAGGTCTGGCGCGTCTTGTCCCGCTTGGACAGGAACTTGCGCGACCTTGTGAAATCCTCGATCAGGTCTTCAACGGTGCGCCCGCGCGCGCGCGGCTCTTGGCGGCCGCCGATGGCGCGGGCCCGTTCCACTGCCCGGTTCAGGTCCTCTGCCTGCCGGCGCGACCAGGTGAGCTTGGTTTCGTCCAGGTCGACGCGCGAAAAGCCCAGTTCCCGCACCGCCTTCTCGGGCTCCCACCAAATCGCTGTGCGACCCGATGCGAGCGTGCGTTCACGCAGACGTTTGACCGGCGGATCGATGAGGCGTTTCATGTGCGTGCCGCCTCGTTGAGCAATACCAAATTGGTGCCATCCTGGCGTGGCATCTGGCGCGCTTGCGCCCGTTGCCCATTTTCTTCGATCCATGCCATCACCTAGCTACGGCGCCACAGGAGCGGTTGCGCAGAGTGCGGCATGGGCACCGGGAAGCCGCAGTCACGCTGCAGCTGGTTGTGCTTGCGTAAGAAAGCCGCACGGCTTGACAGGCCCAATAGATCGGCAACGTCGCCAGCATCTATGAATGTTCTGGTCATTGGTTGTGCCGTCCCGCCATCGCGGCTTCGTTCAGGCGGATGTGCTGGATGTTGAGGTAGAGCTTTTCATTGCGGTCGCGCACGTCATATGTTGGTTTTGCGCCACCTGTTACGCCAACGACGCGCGCCGGAAACTCGTGGTGCGCGGGGTTTTCGCGGCAAAGCACTTCATCACCCAGCAAGAAGGTGAACTGCGGCGCAGAAAGCGCGTGTTTTCGGTAAGGGCTCGTGTAATTCATGGTTCATCCCTGGATGCCCGGCCGGGCCGCCTGCCGGCCAGGGCGTGAGTGGTGAGCGGGTCGGTCTCCCAGGTGGATGCGAGTTCCCTGACCGAAAGCGGCCCCGCGCAGCAAGTCATGTCTTGTTCAGAAAAACCACGTTGTCGGGCGTGGATACCTGGTGGACGAGTTCCATGACGCGTCGCCGGTGTGCAAGTTCGTGCAATACCGGTGCCAGGTTCTGGAGGATGAGCGTGCCGCCTTCATGGCTTATGGTGCCGGCTGACAGTTCGTCGGCAAGTCGGATCATTTCGGCCAGGACGTCATCGGTGATCGGGCCGCCCTGGGCCGGATCAATGCGCGCTTTTTGTGTAGTTTGTGCCACGTGAAGCATTCCCTTGTGGTTGTCTTTCACACAAGAGTTAGTGGTGCGCACCCGAAACTGTCAATGCAAAATAAGTGAAAAATGCAAAAAAGGTGATCGCTAGTTTGGCCTGATGTTGTCCTGGCTGCGCCAGCTGGCCACTATTTTACCCTTTATAACAACATTGTTGCCATCTACCACGTGCACTTGAAAAGCTTCGGGCGGTGTGGCTGTGGAAATCAGGACTGGCGGCTGGAAAATGCGCAAAACCGTCGTGGCGGTGCTGGTTGTCCAATCGTATATCTGGGCAACTACTGCATCGCCCGGCCGGCATGTTTCACTTTGATGGGTATCCACCAGGATCATGTCGCCAGGCAGGTAGCCTTGTAGAGCCAAGGCCGACCCATTGACTTGCCAGATTTCAATCCCAGGGCGTTCACCGCCAAGATGTTGCGCAATGGTGCTCGCAGTTTCGTCGTCCCTTTTGGGTGTCCATGGGGCGGCATCACCATCGGTAAATCCTGGTGCCGCGCGACGTGCGGTCTGCGCGTCGGCGACGCCTGCATGCTCCAGCACATCTGCCAACGGCACTTCTAGTACGTCGGCGAATATCTGCGCCCACTCGAAGCTCATTTTTTGGCGGCCGGTATAAATCCGGGACACGACAGATCGATCGCGCCCCAGGCGAGCGGCAATGTCTTCAGCAGTAACGCCAACCTTTTTTTGCCGTAGTTTGAACCATTTATCATCCATGCGTGACAAGTAAGCACTCGACACCGCAAAGTAATGTGCGAAAAACGCAAAAAATGTGTTGCAATATATGCGGTCGTGCCGCTACATCTGGCGGTATGAGTAAGCACTTGACACCACTTGCAGTATGCGAGCGGCTGATTGGACCGATCGAAGATATTGCCATGATTTCCGGTCGGCACCGCAAAAGCGCCTATAAATGGCGGCATCCCAGTTCCGGCCGCGACGCTGGCGACATTCCAAGCGCGCGCGACATGCGTCGCCTGTTGGATCACTCCGAACAGCACGGGCTGGGTGTGACCGCCGATCACCTGGTGCGCGGCGCGCCGCTCGAAGACATCGAGGCAATTGAATTGGCCCGCGCGCGCGCGACGGCGGGCGCTGTGGCGGCGGAATGAGTGCCGAGATAAATGTCAGCGTCGGCCTGGCGGCGCTTAGCGTGGCGATGAACGCCAAGCTGGGGCGGTGCGATCAGATGGACGTGGATGCGATGGTAGCCACCGCACAGCAGCTGCTGAAAGAGGGCGACGTGCTGCGCCTGGCCTGCACCGAATTCGCCACCGGGTTCGAAATGCACTGGCGTGATCCTGAGCAGATAGAGAGGCTGGGCGAAAACCTGCGTTACGCGGTAGAGCTGCATGCGCGCCCGGATTTGGAGCATGGACATGGGTAAAGGGTGGGCGAAACTGACCATTGCGGACCAAGTATTGGTAAATGCCATGGCTGTTGTGGCTGGCTGCGGCGCCATTGACAACGGGCATGTCGATCTGGCGGTTTCCAAGGTGTGCGAGGTGCTGCCCCGGGTCAGTCGTGGCCATCCCTATATTGAACCAATCGCGGAGCAGGCGGACCGGCTGGAGTGGCTCAAGAGCATTGAGAGCCCTAACAGCCGTCGTGAAGAGTTGGACAGCATTCGGTTCCGTGCCGCAACAAAGTTAGCTGATTTCTTTTTCTGGCGGTTGGGTGAAGCCAGTCAGGCGCTTGCCGGGTTGGACAGGCAAAACAGGGATGCAATGGATGTCAGATGACGGTGATAACGGTCTAGGGTATCTGAAAGCCCGCCTGAGCCAAGCGCGAGAGGCACAGAAAGCGGCCGACAGCGCGCTCGGATTGATCGAGGTTCTGGTGAATTCGCTGGAAGGGCTGGGCCTGGCGCCGTTTGTCGATATCAGCGGCGTTGACAGCCCGTCGGCGCGGGTGGTTGTGGCATTTTCAGTGCAGACCGGCGTGATCCTGGCGGGGTCCAGCGCGGCTGTTGGGCTTGTGGCAGAAGGTCCATCGCCTTCAGCTGAGCAACCGTCCAGGTCTGCCGTGTCGACTGATGCCAAAAAACCGCCACAACAGCTAAGGCGCTGGACCAGGGACGAGGTAGCCCGGGCGCGGCGCATGCGATCGCGTGGGCAGACGGCTCGTCACATAGCCGAGGTACTGGGGCGGCCGGTGGAAGGCGTGAAATCAAAGCTGCATAGTATCGAAGCGTCGGCGTCCACCGACCGGCGCAAGAAAGCACCACGTTGGAGCGACAAAGAGATTGCGACCGCCAAGCGCCTGTTGCGTGAGGGCGCCGGTCCCAAGGAAATTTCCAGGGCCGTGGGGCGCTCGTATCAAGCGACGTCGTTCAAGCTGCGCAGCTTGCGCAAGGAAGTGGCCGAGGAGGATGCTGGCGGCGCAGAGGCGCGCCCGGCAGAGCCCGGCCCCCAAGTTCCACCTGCCGGGGTTTCCCCTGCAACTCCCAAGGCCCCAGAAGCCGCAGCTTCTGGACGACAGGGCGCGCCAGTGTTGGCAGCCACAGATGCGCCCATGTCGGACCGGCAGGTGGAAACCGTTCAGCCGGCGGGCGGGCTGTTGGCCAGGCGAATGATCGAGCGGCGGCTGGACAAGCTCGGATATGCAGCAGGCTGGGATCCCGATCTGGATCTGGAAATGGTCGAGTTGCTACTGGGCGGCACCAAGGCGCAGGACGTGGCCATAATTCTGGAAATGACAAGGGACCAGGTCGTGAAGCGATTTCAAGACCTGTGTCCGGACCCGACAATAGACAAGCAGGAAAAGCTGCTCGGCGTGCTGCGCGCCCGGGCAGGGAAAGAGGAGAAATCGGCATGATGGAATTTTCTGAAGCCCTGAACGAATTGAAGGCAGGCGCCCGAATTGCGCGCCGTGGTTGGAATGGCAATGACATGTGGCTGGCGCTGCAGTTGCCAAATGAGAAATCGAAGATGACGCTGCCATATATCTACATGCGCACAGCCCAGGGTGACCTTGTGCCTTGGCTGGCGAGCCAGACTGACATTCTGGCGCATGATTGGGAGCTTATCCTGGCTGATACCTAAGCGACCTGGTCCTGGGCGCGGAAGGTTCCAGGGGTAACGAGGAAGCTGCCAGCTAATCGGCCGGTTCAGGCGCCAGACGAAACCACATAACCTAAGCTTTAGTGATCATGACCTACCCGACACTTAATGAAATCATCCAGGCGCTGCAGGCCCGCCCCGAGGACGTGGCGCGCCGGTTTGCGCCGGGCGGTTACGTGCGCGGCGGGCGATACTGGGCGCTGGACCCCGGGCGCCAGGATGGGCGCATCGGCAGCTTCTACATGGGCTTGGCCGGGCAATGGGCAGGCCGCTGGCGCGATGAGGTGACCGGAGACATGGGGGACGGGCTGGACCTGATCCAGCGTGCGCTGGGCTGCTCCAAGGGTGAAGCGGTGCAAGAGGCCAAGCGGTTCCTTGGCATGCACAGCGAGACGCCCGAACAGCGCCGGCTGCGCTTGGCGCAGGCGGAAAAGGCGCTAGCCCGCCAGAAAGTCGAGGCCGAACGAGACGCCCGGCGCCGACGCAAGCGCGAGCGTGCCGCCCATGCCATTTTTCTGGAAAGCCATGAGCGTCTTTATGGCACGCCGGTTGAGGGATATCTGAACGCACGCGCGATCCGGTTCGACCGGCTTGGGCGAATGCCCCACACCCTGCGTTATCATCCAAAGCTGCAATATTACGCGGTCGACAAGAAGACCGGTGAGGTCATCGAGGGCGAGTATCCGGCGATGGTTGCCGCGATCTATTCCGGCTGGGTTGAGGGCGAGCGCCCGCGTTTTATCGGCATTCACAAGACCTATCTTGCGCGCCAGGCCTCCGGTGCGTGGGACAAAGCGCCGGTGACCAAACCCAAGCTGCTTTGGGGGTCCAAGAAGGGCGGTTACATTCGCGTCTGGGCCGGTGTCGGTGCGCGCGGCGGCCATGGCCGTCCGCTGAGCCGCGCGCCCAAGGGGTCGAAACTCTATATCACCGAGGGCATCGAGGACGCGCTGAGCGTCGCGATGCTGGATCCGACGCGCCGTGTGGCGGCGGCGATCGACTTGGGCAACATTCGCGAAATGCTGCTGCCGCCAAACATCACGCAGGTGGTGCTGGTTGCGGACAACGACCCCAAGCCCGAGCAGACCGACCAGATCGACCGCGCGGTCGAGGTATTCGCAGCCCAGGGGCGGCGCGTAAGCGTCTGGAAAAATCGCTTTGGCGGGAAGGACATCAACGACGCGCTGGTGGCTGCGATGAAGGCAGAGGGGGCGGCATGAGCGATTTTCTGCAGTACTTGGCCGCCCAGGTAGCGGATCAATGGGTGTTCTGGATGACCTACGCCCGCGTATTGCATGAATGGACGTGGTCCTGCATGGCGGGGTGCCCGGCATGAGCGATGACCTGGAAGAAACCCTGAAGCTCGGTCTGCGCGTGAAACGCGCTTTACAGCGCAAGGGAAAGACCCGTGGCTGGACGAAGTGCCCGCGCTGCGGCGGGAAAATTCACGCCATTCTGGCAGGCCATCGCCAACATTTGCACATGATCTGCGAAACCAAATCCTGTATTTCATTAATGGAGTGATCCATGGCATTCACGGCCCCTTCCCTGATCCTGACAGACCTGCACGCCCGGTTCCAACTGGCGCATGATCCGTTGGGCTGGCGCATCAACATTGGCGATGACCACTATGTGCGGCCAGACGATCGGGGGCGCATCACCCATTGGGCCCATGCCGAGGGCACCAATCCGAATGCCGCTCGGCGCGATGTCGAACTGATCAAGGCGCTGATCCGGGCGACATTTGCACCATGTGAGCGCCATGTGTTCAAGAGCGCGCATTCGAGCCAACGTGAGACCGCGCTTGAGGTGATCTGCGATGCGGCAAACGAGATCACTCATGCGGGCGAGGTCGATTTGTGGATCGGGGCTGATCAATGACAGATGGTTCCGGCAGTCCGGAAAAAACACCAGGCCAACCCAAGCCCAGCTTGAAATTGCTGAACGCTGAGCTGGACAACCCTGACCCTGTCGCCGCTCCTGATCCGCAACCGGCTGAACTAGGAACACGAATATCTACTGGCCCAAAGCTGGCGGAGGACCTGGCCAGGCGTGATCGGGGCGAGATATGGCCGAACTGTCCGGTAAGGGCCCTCGGGGTGCACGGCGACACGTTTTTCTACCTCGACTGGCTGGGTCAGCTGCGCGCGATCCGCAAGCATGAAAAGGATACGATCAGCGCGATCTTCGGTGGGCGGACCGATCTGTTGCAGGACTGGTTTCCCCAATTCAACAGGAGCGGCAAGGCATCTGGTTGGTCTCAAGAGACAGCGCGGTCCTGCATGCACCGGGCGTGTACTGAGAAGGGTGTGTGGAACGCCTTTGAAAAGGTGCGAGGCCTTGGCGCCTGGCCTGATGATGAGGGCGGCGTCATCCTGCATTGCGGCGATGCGGTCCTGCACAAGGGCGTTTGGAAGGTTCCGGGTGAGATCGACGGCTACGTGTACCCGTCTGCTGTCGTGATCCCGCGCCCGCTCGATGCGCTAGAGGGTGAGGCTGACCACAGCCCGGCCCAACAGTTGCTGGACCTTTTGGGCACTTGGAACTGGTTGCGTGAGGATGTGGATGCCTATCTTTTGCTGGGTTGGATATGCGGCGCGATCTTCGGCGGATCTCTGGACTGGCGACCGTTGATCTGGATCACGGGTGACATGGGTACTGGCAAATCCACGCTGCACAAGCTGATCCGCCACGTAATGGGCGGCGAGGGGGCGATCCTGCAATCTACCGACGCGACTGAGGCCAGCGTCAGGCAATTTCTTATGCAATCAACCGTGCCGGTCGCGCTGGATGAGATCGAGGCTGAGGCGGACGGCCGCAAGGTGCAATCGGTGATCAAGCTGGCGCGCCAGGCAGCATCCGGCGGCGTAATCCTGCGCGGGGGTGCTGATCACAAGGGTCAAGAGTTCAAGGCCAGATCATCGTTCCTGTTCTCATCAATCCTGGTGCCGGCTCTGCTTGACCAGGATATAAGCCGGATCGCCCTTCTGGAGCTTATGCCGCTACCGCGCGATACCCCGCCACCAAAGATCGAACCGCGCCATTGGCTGCGGGTAGGGCGTGGTATCCGAACACGGGTGATTGAGGGATGGGGTCGTCTGCACGACACGTTGGAGCTGTATCGTCAGGCTCTGGTGTTTGAAGGGCACCCGCAGCGCGGCGCGGATCAGTTCGGCACATTACTGGCCCTCGCCGATTTAGCGCTTTACGACGCAACCCCCAGCCCCGATCGCTGCAAGGCTTGGGCTGAAAAGCTGAGCGCTGCGGTGATCGATGAGCAAACAGACAAGGCCAGCGACTGGCAGCGGTGTCTGAACCATCTGTTTGGCCAGCAGTTGGATATTTACAGGGGCGGTGATCGGTTGACGGTTGGCCAATACGTGCTGCGCGCGGCCGAAATGGTCGAGGATGCAGACCCCAAGGCCGCGCAGCGCGCTCTGGCGTCTGTAGGTTTGCGAGTTTATGGACGCGGCGACGCGGCGCAGCTGGCTATCGCAAACGCTCATCCGGGCTTGGCGCGTCTCTTTGAGGGTACGCAGTGGCATGCAAATGCCGGCCAGCGTGGTGTTTGGGCGCAGGCGATCAAGCGCATTCCCGGCAGCTTTTCCACAGGCAGCCTGAGATTTGACCTGGTGGGATCGAGGGCCCGGCAGTTTACGCTGCGGGCCGCGCCGGCATTTTTGGACGAACAAGGCGTGCCGGAGGCGGCGCGGCCGACTGCGGCCAATCTGCCTGATACGTCCCATGATTTCAACGACTTCGCGTAGGAGGAAAGGCATGTTCCCCGCACCCCGACACCCACCGCTTCAACCCTCACCCACACCCATTGCGGGATATCCTGAAACGCGGTATACTGGTGAGGCTTTAGCACTCTGGCGGGTGTTATCCACAACTCGGGTCAGGGTGCAACATTTTAAAAGTGTTGCACTAGATGTTGCACCAAATGTTGCAGCGATTTCCGAGCAAAAACAATCACTTAAACACCTCCTGCAACAATGCAACAAAATCCGTCTCGCGCGCGTATTCGCGCGCGCGCGCGCTATACGCGCATGCGCAGGCGCGCGCGGCTGCGCGCGTAACCTCATACATATCTTGTTGCATTGTTGCAGTAGTTATCTAACTTGTTGGTATCATTGGCAAATCGCTGCAACATTTGGTGCAACAAAAAAATGGCATGTTGCAGAAAATGTTGCACTTTTGGCTAAGCCATTGAAAACGCTCCAAAAGGGTGTTTTTTGATGGTTCGCCCGACCAAATATGCGAAATTGGCCGCTGATGCTGCAGCACGGGTGCAGCGGGCGCATGATGCTGGTGAGCAGCTGACCTTTCTGGCGGATGAAGCGCCTGCCAAGTCCGGGCCGCGGGATCCAAATGCGCCAAAGCGCGGCAAGGGCAAGGCGCTGAGCCAGATGCGTGAATTCCTGGCGGCGAGGGGTTACCGGCTACCTGAGCAAGTCATGGCCGAGCTGGCCGGGCTGAACAGCGGCGAAAGCGTGCTGGCCGGCGCGATGCGCGAGACCGAGGAAATCTTGCTGTGGGCGCAGGATGGCGCGGCCAAGGAGCGCGCGCCTGGCGGCGGTGAGCGCGAGGCCAAGCCAACCATGGCTCAGCGCCTGGCAACGCTGCAGCAGGTGTTGGCTGTGCGACTGCGCGCAGCCGATGCGTTGTTGCCTTACGGCTTGGCGAAGGTTAGCGGCGATGTGAACGTCCAGCAGGCGACCACGATCGTCATGCCTGGCGCGGCCGCGCCGGGGCCACGTCCAGGCGAAACGGCGCGCGACATTACGCCTGGATCAGCGCGTCGGATGGTTCCGCCACCGCTTCCAGACGAAATACAACAAAAACAACAGGTTAGCGGATCGAAATCTGTCGGGTCGGATACCGAAAGTCGGACGGAATGATTAAGCTATTGAAATATCAATTGAAAATTTCCACCGACCAACTGATTGAAAATCAGTGGGCATTGCGCCCTGGCGGCGCTGCCGACCAGCTGCAGCGCGCGATCGGCCGACAGGATCGCGCGCCCGCCATCAAGGGGGGGGTGGGTCGCGCCGAAAAGAATATTCCCCTGGCTGTGAGGCCATCTCATATTTTGGGAAGGATCACCGGATGCTGACAGGCGCGAAATTCGGATGCCGGAATTGGGGTGTGGGGGTAGCCTGGGCTGCGGCCGATGGGGGTGTGGGGAGATCAGCCCCTGATCCGGCGACGATGTCGGAAGATGACTATCGCGCGCTGAGCGCCAGTGACGGAATTCAGAGCCTGCAGGGTGATTTTGCCGAAGTCAAGCCGGATATCGACGGATTGGAGGACGCAGGCTTTCCCGGACCGATTGCCGAGGCGTTTTTCTGGGATGACAGCGCCATTGTCGGCATTCAGGGTCCCGTTGGGTCCGGAAAGACGACAACCCTGCTCAAATCGCGGCTGAGGCGCGCCAAGATGATGCCGCGCAGCGTGCGGGACGGCTGGCGTTATTACAAGCTGCTGATCATCCGGGCGACCTACCGCCAGCTGTGGTCGACGACGATCCCTGATTTTCTGAAGGTCTTCCCCAAGGACCTGGGCGAGTGGTCCGGCGGCCGCGGCGGGCCGGTCACGTTCCGGATGACCTTCGAGGACGAGCTTGGGCCGATCGAATTCATCGCGGAAATGATGGCGTTCGGCGACGATATCGTGGGCTCGATGCGCGGCTACCAGACCACCGACATCTGGCTGCACGAAATGGATACCAATCCGGCCGACGTGCTGGCCAACGGCATCACCCGGATCAAGCGCCACCCGGATCAGTCGCATTTTCGCGGCTACCCGGACCAGCTGCGCGATTATGGCCAGATCGTCGGCGACATGAACGCGATGGACAAGGACAATTACTGCTACCAGCTGTTTCACGACCCGGTGCGCAGTCGCAAGATACTGGACGGCATCAACAGCGGGCTGCCGGACGGCGCCACCCCCGTGCGCATCGCGTTTCACCGGCAGCCGGGCTTTGGCGAGGATGGCTGCGAGAACCTGCAGAACCTGCCATCGAGCTACTACCAGACGCAGATTGCCGCGCTCCAGGTGCAGGGCAAGGGCGACCTGGTCGATCGGCTGGTCTACAACAAGATCACCTGGCTGCGCATCGGCGATCCGGTGTTCCGGCGCGAGTTCAACCGGTCGATCCATGTCAGTGCCGACCCGCTGGAAGTGATTGCCGAGCTGCCGCTGGTGATCGGGCTGGACCAGGGGTTCATGGGCGCGGCAGTGATCGGTCAGTTCGTGCACCCGTGGCGCTGGCGCATATATCGCACTCTGTTTTTTCCGGGTGAGCGCCTTATGGCCAAGGAATTCGGGCGACGATTGCGCGAGTTTCTGGATGACGAGTTTCCCGGCAAGTCCATCGAGGGCGGCTGGGGCGACATGGCCGGTGAGCATGGATCGTCGCTGGCGAGCGATGAGAACGAGACCTGGAACAGGCTGGTAGGGCAGACCGCGGGGTTTTCGATCTGGCCGCAGCGTATCGGCACCAACCGCATCCAGCCGCGCCTGGAGGCGGTGCGCGCGGCGCTGGAGACCATTCGCGGCGGCGAGCCCGGGTTGCTGATCGAGGATCACCCGTCAAACGAACCGCTGATCAGCGGTTTCGAGGCGCGCTATATCTGGGCCGACGAGATCGATGCCAGCGGCGAAAAACGCAAGGTGCCCAACAAGCGGATCGCCGAGGCGAACGTGCTGGATGCCCTGCAATACCTGCTGTTGAGCAAGAGCCACGGCGACGGCATGTCGCCCGAGAGCCTACCCGGCGTGTCCCCGGGCAATATCGGAGGGCTGCCGGGCACGGCGGGCGGCCTGCAAACGGACTTCGATGTCCTGAACCCTTACGGAGACTGAAACCATGGAAGAAAAACAGCCAGAACCGCTGACGGAGGCCGAGATCGAGGGCCGCGTCGAACCCGAAGTGCCCCCGAAGGCGGCGAAAAAGCCCGCCAAGAAGCGCGCGCGGCAGCCAAAGGTCGACCCGGAACGCCTGGACCGGCTGGCCTGCGCGATCCGCGATGCCGATGGGGGCGATTTCGAAACCTTCCTGGGCGAGCTGAGGCGGATCGAAAAAAGGATCAAGCTACACGAGGATTTCGCCGGCGGCTGCAAGGTCACGATGGCCGGCATCAGTGCCATTTCCAACATCGGCGGCACAGCCGGAAAGTGGGTGGTAATGACCAACTGGGCCAATGCAGCGCGCCGCCAGCTGAACAAGATGACGTGAGGCGGGCGGCATGGGTGTCACGCTGGCGCAATGGGATGACGAGGCCGCGGTGCAGGTGTTTCGCGCGCTTGATCCATACGACTGGATCGAGGCCGAGCTGGCGCGTGGCGGCACGCAGGGCGCGCTTGGCCTGTTTGCGGACTGGCGCATGCTGAATTCGATGCGTTTCCTGTCACGGCTGGCCTATTGTCAGCGCGACGGAAAGCCCGTGCCGTTTGCCGTGGTCGGCGTCAACGAAACCGGGCAGGCCGGAGTGGCGGAAGCGGCGCTGCTTGCCCGGCGCCATGTGTATTTCAGGCGGGAGCTGGCCCAGCTCGGCCTGATGGTGCGCCGGGAAATGCCCGGTCTGTGCGCGCGTGTAGGTGTGCGCCGCATCGAGGCTCGAAGCTGGGCCGGACACCCCACCGCTGGCGCGTTTCTGCGCGCCTGCGGATTTCAACACGAAGCGATCATGCCTGGCTTCGGGCAGCGTGGTCGAGACGTTTTCAACCTGTTCGCCTGGGTGGCGACAAACGAGGAGAAGGACCATGTGTCTGACGAGGAAACAACCGGCGCCGACCGCGCCAGTGCAGCAGGTAATCGCGCAGCCTGACAACGGGCAGGTGAGCCGCACGGGCACGATCGAGGCGGCGTTGCGGCGCAAGCGCGCCGGGGCAGCGGCCGACATCCTGACCAGTCCGGTGGGGATCCCGGCAACGCCAACGCTTGGGGGTCGGAAATGAAACACGTCAGCGATATCGGGCTACAAAAAAGCCCCGAGGCGATCGAGGCGCGCACGCGCTGGGACGAGCTGAAGCAGGAGCGCAGCCACCATGAGCGCGAGTGGGAAGATATCGGCTGGATGATCCGCGGCCAGGGCGGTCATTTTGCCAGTGCGAACGAAGCCAAGTTGCGCCAGAAGCTGGCGCTGAGCTCGGTTCCGATCATTGCACAGAACAACTTTTCGGCCGAGCTTTACGGCACGCTGACCAACCCTGCCAACACGTGGTTCGGCCTGCGTCTTGAGGATCCGGAACTGAATGCCTGGAAGCCCGCGAAAATCTGGACTGAAGCTGTTTCCCGCGCCATCCTGGCCAGCTTCCGGCCGAGGGTGTCGCCGTTCTATTCCAGCGCCATCCAGCTTTTTTCGGACGTGGCGAGCTTTGGCAACGGGGCGCAATACGACGAGGTGCGCGCGAATGAGCGCAAGATACTCGATGTCACGCTGAGCCTGGCCGAGGTGGTGTTCGACATCGACGCCTTCGGGCGCGTGGTCGAGGTGGTGCGCAAGTTCTTCCTGAAGCCGCGCGCGGCGGTGGACATGTTCGGTCTCGATGCCCTGCCGCCCAAGATCGCCGAGGCGGCGGCCAAGGGCAGCAACGACAAGCACGCATATTATCACCACGTCAAGCGCAACATGGACTGGCAGCGCGGCAAGCTGGGGCCGCGCGGCAAGCGCTGGCTGTCGATCTATGCCTGCGAAGAGGGCGAAGCGGTGACGCGTCGCGCCGGCTACGACGAAATGCCGTTCCATGCGCCAAGGTGGAGCGTCGAGAGCGGGCAGACATACGGGCGCGGCCCCGGTGCCGTGGCGCTGCCCTCGGCGCGCGTCAATCACCGCATGGAAGAGGCCAACCTGCGCGCGGGTCAGAAGGCCGCCGACCCGACGCTTCTGGCGCCGGACAAGCGCACCTGGCAGCTGAACGGGCAGGTGCGTCCTGGCAAGGTGCTTTACGGCGGCGTGGATACGCGCGGCAACCAGCTGGTGCGGATGCTGGACAATTTCAGCTCGACCGGGCTGACCATGGAAATGCAGCGCGCCAAGGTGGAGCAGATACAGGAGGCGTTCCAGTGGTCGATGCTGAGCGTGGCCAACCGCACCGGGCTGAACCAGATCGAAAGCATGGAAATCCAGGAGCGGATGCTGCGCATGAGCGCGCCCAACCACGGCCGCATCCAGGAGGAATACCTGGCCCCGAAGATCGCGCGCCGCTACAGCCTGCTGCTGCGCCAGGGCCAGTTGCCGCCGCCCCCTGAAGGCATGCCCGAAGGCGTCGGGCTTGACGTGGAATACCTGAGCGCCGCGGCCCTGGCGCAGAAGTCGGCCGAGGGGGCGTCGGTTGTGCGCATCCTGCAGGACGTGCTGCCGCTGGCGCAAATCGATCCGCGCTACATGGAGCGCTTCAGCCCGGACGACGTGATCGAGGTGCTGCACGAGGCCCGCGGCGTGCCGGCGCGCATCCTGAAATCGCGCGATGAGGCCGCCCAGGACGCCCAGGCGCGCGCCCAGCAACAGCAGATGGCGCAGATGATGGAAATGGCCCGGCAGGGCGCCGGCGCGCTGAAGGACGCGGCCCAGGCGGGCGTTCTGCCGACGGCCGATAGCGCCGATCCTGCCGCCCAGGGAGCACCCGCGCAATGATCTTCGACAAGATCACCATCCTGCGCCAGCTGTCGCCCAACCGGCGCGCCGCTCAGCGGCTGGCAACGCGCTGGGCGGCGGCGGCCGAGCGCGAGCCGGCGCTGGCGCAGGACGTGATCCGCATGGGCGGCATCCTGGCACAGCGCGCCAAGACCTTTGAGGACGGCGTCGAGGTGCAGCTGCCGATCGACCCGATCCGGCTGGCGGTGGAGCGCGGCCGGGCGGAACTGGCGCAGGAACTGCTGGCGCTGATGAGCATCAACCCTTTCGAACTGCAACAAATCGTGGAGACGAACAATGACATTGACTGAATTCTGGAAACTGCCCCGCCCGTTCTGGCAAGGCGCGGGCGAAGGCGCAGGCGGCGGCGCGGGCGGTGCTGGCGCCGGTGGTGAAGGCGCTGGTGGTGAAGGCGGCGGTGGCGCGGGTGCTGGTGGCGGCGAGGGTGCAGGCGGTGGTGCCGGTGGCGGCGAAGGCGAAGGCGGCGGCGAAGGCGCCGGCGGTGGGAAGCCCTGGTGGGAGGCCGACACGATCCTGAACGACGAGCGCGACTGGCTGGCCAAGAAGGGCATGACCACCGAGGACAAGGACGAGCTGCTGCTGAAGGCGTTTAGGGGCTGGCGCGCCAGCGAGCAGAAGCTGGGAAAACCCGCCGACAGCCTGATTGCCAAGCCGGGCGA